ACGCCGGAGTCTACAGCTTCCAGGCCGACAAATATAACGACCCGTCCTTCGACGGCGTCTTGAGCAACGCAGACGTTTCCGCGTTCGACGATCCCTCCAAAAACCGCGCCCTCCTGAGCGCCCGCGGACAGATGTTCCGCCGCGCCGTTAAGGTGGACACGTTCGTCCAAGAGGCCAGCGACATCGCCGGAATCGGCCGTCGCAAACAGCTCGCCGTCGGCGTAAGCAAGGCCCTTTTGGAAACAAAAAGGGATATGGAAAGTGCCTTCTGCTCCGACCGCGAAAGCCAAGAGCAGAGCGGAAATAATCCCTATAGAACTAGGGGATTGTTTCGTTGGGTGGATACGGCGGCGCAAAGTGATTTGCCCGTTCCTGCGGCCTACCGCACGCCGACCGCCAGCGTTGACACCAACGCCGCTCCGACCGAGTCCCAAGTGCAGACGCTCTTGCAGAGCATCTACAGCCAGACCGGCCAGATCGACGACATGGTGCTCCTCTGCGGACCTTCGCTGAAGCGCACCTTCACCGAATACACCCGCTTCAGCACCGGCGCGACCTCGAACGCCCTCAGCATCCGCACGTTCAACACGTCGGCCGAGGCCAAGAAGATCGTCAGCGCGGTGAATGTGTTTGAAGGCGACTTCGGCACGCTGCGTCTGTTGCCCTCGTTGTATCTGCGTCAGAACAACTCCAGCGACACGGCGAAAAACTCGTCCGGTCTGGTGCTCAACATGGACCAGTGCGAAGTTCGCTTCGCCAAGCGTCCGGCCATGCGGGAGCTTCCCGACCTCGGCGGCGGCCCTCGCGCGCTGATCGATGCTATCGCTTCGGTCACCTGCTTGGCCCCGCAGTCCCAGGGCAAGTTCACCGCCAACGTCGCTCTCGCGGCCTAATCATTAACAAGGAGAAACTACATTGAAAACATTCGAGCTTCCCTACGAAACCAAAGCAGCGACTGGCTACACGCACAAGATCGTCCTTGATCACACCGATCTGACGACCGCGGCTGACAACACGGCGCAGACGATCACCCTGATCACCCTGCCCGCCGACACCATCGTCAAGGATGCGGCGACCCATCTGGTCACCTCGTTCCAGTTGACCGGCACAACCGCCTACAACAGCAACACGATCCAAGTCGGCGTTTCCGGCACAACCGATCAGTTGATCGCTTCGCAGCAGATCAACACGAACGGCACGCCGGTCACGTCCCGCCGCTTCGCCGCCGATAATCCGATTGGCTACACGGCGAGCACCCCGATCATTGCGACCGTTGCCTCGATGGCGTCTTACGACCTGCTCGAGCTGAATGCTGGAGAAATCCACATTTTCCTCGCGGTCGTGGATCTCAACAAGATCTAAGTCAGACCAAGTCTTGAATCACCTGCGGCGTCTCCGGGCGCCGCAGCTTTCAGGATGGCCGACTCACTCTGGACCGGCATCGCCAACGACCTGGGCGATGAGATGGCCCACCTCGTAAAACAGGAACTCCTCACAGGTTGGAACGCCAAGGCCGTCATGGCCGGCCTTGAGCAGCAGCGCATCGCGCAGGCCAACGAGCGCCTCGAGCAATGCGCCGTCGAAGGCATCGGCCAGCACACCATGAGCATCGACGCCGATGTCTACTGGGCTTGGGAAAAAACCGAACCCGGCTGCTGGGCTGACAAAGGCTGGCGCGATGACTTCAAAAAGCGCCACCCCGAGACCGCCGTCCACTACACCCCGCGCCGCACCACGGTGCTTGTCCCTTAAATGATCAAAGCACCCGACCGCGACAAAATCTCCGAGATCCTCTCGGACATCGATGAAGCCGACGCCGATGGCAGCGGCTACGTCCAGCGCAAGCTGCGCAACTGGAACACCCGCTTCTGCATCTGGGCCGGCCAGACCGACGACGGTCGCAAGCACCAAGAAGCCCTCGGCAAGCGCCCATTCCCTTGGGACAAGTCCCTCGATTCTCGCGTTCGCTTGGCCGACACCATTTGCCGAGATCACATTGCGATGCTCACGAACGCCTTCTTCAAGGCGCGCGTCCAAGTCCAGCCCGTCGAGTCCATGGACATCGACAAACGCAGCGCCGCGGAAAGTGTGTTGAAATGGCTCCTCTTCCAGCACGTCCTTGATGATCTCCGCAGGGAAGTGCAGCTCGCCGCCAACTTCCGCGAGACCTACGGCCTCGCCGTCATGGCCGTCGATTGGATCAAGACCACCCGCACCGAGATCAAGTCATTCTCCATGGAGGACGCCATGGCCATGCTGCAGGAGTCGCAAGACCCCAACCTGCAAGCCCTCCTCGAAGTCGTCCTCGACCCCGAGCAGGAAGAACTCGCCGCCCAGCTCATGGGCGAAGTCATCCCGGAACTCGGCACCACCGCCAAAGTCCGCCAGTTCCGCGAAAAAGGCTTCGTCGAATGGGAGCAGCCCTACGTTTTTGAAAGCCGGCCCCAGTGGACCGCCCTCGAGCCCTGGGAAGACATCATCTTCCCCGCCCAGACCTACTCATTACAGCGTGCCGCGTTCGTTGCCCGACGCGAGCTAATGACCGAACCGGAGTTGCGCGAACGTGCCGCTGTAGAGGGCTGGGACGACAAATGGGTCGAGCAAGTCGTGGAGAAGAAAGGCGACATCCGCCGCATCTCACTGAACCTCCACCGCAGCGACCAGTTCCTCTACGACCACCAGCGCGACATGATCGAGATCTGGCACGTCTACAGGAAGGAGCACGACGACCGCACCAAGGCCATGCGCGTCACCCGCACCGTCCTCAGCTACCACGTTCCCGACCGCACCGCCGTCCACGACATTTTACCCTACGCCCACGCGCTCTATCCCTTCGTCGAGCTGCCCCGCGAGCGCGCCTCACGCCCCATCTTGGAGTCCCGCGGCGTGCCGGAGATCGTCCAGACCGCCCAGGAAGAAGTCAAAATCCAACGCGACATGCGAGGCGACCGCGCCAGCATAGTCACCCTGCCTCCGCTCAAAACGCCTGCCGCGCGCGGCAAGATGGACCTCATCATGGGGCCGGGCGTCCAAATCCCCGAGCGCCGCCCCGGCGAGATCTCTTGGATGAACCCGCCGCAGCCCGACGCCGGCAGCATCGAAGTCGAAATGTCTATCCGCAACGACGTGGACAACTACTTCGGCCGCATCAGCGAAGCCGTCCCGCCGCAACGCTACATGCTGCACACCCAGGAGCTGGTCGATAGCTGGCTTCTTGATATGAAGCTCTGCCTCGTCCAGACGCTCTCGCTCTGTCAACAATACATGACCGACGAAGAAGTCGCCCGCGTCACCGGCAACCCTAATCTCCCGCTCACCGCCAGCCCCGCCGACATTCGCGGCCGCTTCGACGTGACCTGCGAGTTCGACGCCCGGCTGCTCGACTCCGAAGCCCTCGGCGCCAAGTTAGACTACCTCGCCAAAGTGCTCGTTCCCTTGGACAGCTTCGGCGTCATAGATCGCGCTGGTCTCGTAAAATATATGTTCCAGGCGGTTGATCCCAACCTCGCCGGAATCCTCGTCCAAGACATCGGCCAAGCCACCGCCGCCGAGCAGGAGGACGAGCAAGTCCAGTTCGCAAAAATCAGCGCAGGCACCGAACCGCCGCTCAAAGAAGGCGGCCAAAACGCCCAAGTCCGCCTGCAAACCTTGCAGACGATCATTCAGTCCAACCCCGCCGTGCAGCAGCGCTACCAGCAAGACGAAATCTTCCGCAGCATGATCGACGCTCGCGCACAAGCCTTCCAGTTCCAGCTCCAACAGCAGCAAAACGCAGTCATCGGCCGCACCGGCGCCCAGCCCGCGCTCCAAAAGATGGCGCAAGACCAGCAACTCGGCATGTCCGCCCAACCCGCCGCCTAATTTATAGCGAAATTAGAGAGTTTAGCCCATGCATCCCAACGTCTCAGTCAGAAACATCGCCGGTCTAAATATTCCGCAGCATAACGCCGTCGAGCTGAATTACGTCTCCACGACAAACAACCTTTCCACGGTGGTCTACAAGGAAGGCAGCCAGACTGTCGCCACGCTGACCTTCACCTATGTCGGCGGCACGCCGTCCTCGGATGACGCCAAGATCGCCACAGTGGCCCGCAGCTAATGGCCATCAAGTTCAATCCGCTGACAGGCAACTTCGACTTCACCGGCTCCGGTGGAGGCGGCGGCGGCGCGTCCTACATCGACGGCGAGGTGCAAAACTTCAGCGCATTGCCCACCGCCAACCCGCCGGCCGTAGACAGCGCCTACCTCGTCCGCGAACCCGAAGGCACTTGGCTCATCAACCGCAAGCCCGCGGGCATCTACATTCGCGTTGCCACCACCGGAACACGCGCAACTGACTGGACCTACGCCGGCATTCTGCCGGATGTCTTCAACGACGCGAATTTCCTGCTGTATGACAACGGCGACAGCTCCAAAAATTTAGCCTTCCAACTCTCCGGCATCACCACCGGCACCACACGCACGCTCACGGCCGCCGACCGCAGCGGCGTCAACGTTGTCAGCGACACCAGCGCAGGCAGCGGCAGCGACGTGGTCAACAACATCGTGAGCCTCACCACCGCCGAATACGCGGCCATCGGCAGCCCCGACGCGGCCACGTTGTATCTCATCACCGATCCCTGACCCATGGCCCTCCTGCAAAAAGCCTATCTCGGTGCCACGCCGCTCTTTGCGGACAAGCCGTGGTTTTACCAGAATGAAATCCTCGCGGCTTCATGGAACACTGGCTCTGTCACGCTCACCGCCTCGGCCACGCCGCACACCAAGGGCAGTTGGTCGCAGATCATCGCCAGCACCAGCAATGTGACGACGTTGATCCGATTCTTTTTGACAGGCGTCAACGTATCGACAGCCGACTCAGCCACCCTCCTTGACATCGGAGTCGGCGCATCGGGCAGCGAGACTGTTATAGTTCCCAATCTCGCCATCGGCGGATCGGCGGGATCGTTTTACAGTATTCCAGTCGAAATTCCATCCGGCTCCCGCATTGCCGCTCGCATCCAAGGCGTTCGTGCATCGCAAACCGCCACCATAAGCACCAGAGAGTTCTTTGCGCTTAACGCGGGCGATACGGCAAGCCTCGGCACGACCGTTGACGTTTTGGGCACAGACACTGCGACCAGCACAGGCACAGCCATGAGCGGATCATCCGGCACATGGGTGGAGATCGAAGACAGCACAACCAAAAATTACATCGGCTTCGCCATCGCCCCGTCCACCAGCGACACCGACACTGCATCGCAGGGTGACGCCGCCTACGAGATCGGCGTTGGCGCAGCAGGCAGCGAGGTCGCATTCGGCTACATCCAATTTGCGTTTGGAGCCACTGAAAACTTTTCTCTCCCAGCCGGTAGAAGTCCGAACCTATTTGGCCGCGAAGTCCCCACCGGCAGCCGCCTCGCCATCCGCCACAACATCAGCGCGAATCCCAGTAAATACGACGCCTGCATCATCGCCGTTCCGAAAGTCTGACCATGAACAACTGGCACATCCTCTATAACACCGCAAGCGGCCAAAGTGTCAGCATCGGCACCGTCATCGCCGATCCGCTGCCGAGCGGCATCACCGCGCTCCCGCTCACCGACGAGCAAGGCGAAGGCTTGCAAAACGGCGCTCTCATCTGGGACGCGGCCACCCGCACACTCATCCCCACGCCGCCGCCCAGCGTCACCGCCGAAGAACACCTCCGCAGTGTCGGCCTCGCAGGCGACCGCCAGCCCACACTTTTGTATCTGCGCCAGTCCCTCACCGCCGCAGGCAAAACCTGCGCCGAGCTGGACGCCGTCGAAGCCTACTTGCAGCAGATCCTCGCCATGTTCGCCGCCAATCCGGCGCCGCGTAACGATTGGCCGAATCCTAGCGTCACCTTTGAAGCCGCCGTCCAGTCGGCCATGAACGCACTGAATAGCTAATGCGCACCGTAACCCTCCAGTCCATCCTCCTCCGCGCTTGGCAACGTGTCGGCAATGACGCCTCGACGCTGGACAACATCCCGTCCGGCGCCAAGACGATGTTGGTCGCGGCGGCCAACGACGCCATCGAGCAATGCTGGACCTGGGCCGATTGGCCGGAGCTGTGCCGCGTGGAGTCCCGCACGGTGCAGGGCGATGCGACCAATGGTTTCTATATTGATTACGCCCAGGCCGGCCAGACGCCCATGGGCGAAGTGTTTAGTGTCCTGCGCGACAACCCGAACACCCATGTCGCCCCGAGGGAAATCGGCTACACCCTCCTCGGCAGCGCCATCAGGTTCCCGCAGAGCACCGACCTGCCGACGACGGTTTACGTCCGCTACCGCCTGCGCCCAGACACCTACACCGCAAGCAATCTCTCGGCCACCGTCCCCGCCGTGCTGTCGAAGGCCACAGGTTACATGCTCACCGCCTCGCTGTTGGAGGAGGACGGCCAAATGGACAAGGCATTGCTCATGGAGCAGAAGGCCGAAGCCGAGCTGATCAGCGAGCGCGACAAATACTACTTTCAGCAGGGCCAGCCCTCCATGTGGACCGCCCGCGTCAACCAATACTAAATTATGCACCCGAATACCCGCATCACCAACCGCACGTCCGGCAGCCAATTCATCGGCGACACCAACACCGTCACCGCTGACATCGTCTCCATCGACGTGATGACCGACACCAAGTTCCACACGCTGACCGGCAACCTCACCGGCGCCGCGAACGCCACTGAGGCCAGCGCTGCGCTCATCAAGGCGGGCACGACCCTCGACGGCTTCTTCAGCGCCATCAAGCTGCACAGCGGCACGGTCATCGCTTACCGCAAATAACCATGAGCCTGCTGCATAGCCACATGAGCACGGTCGAGCGCGGGGCGCTGGGGACGTTTGCCAGCATCGGCTCGGCGGCCGTCTCACTGGTTTCGCAGCTTGAAGTCTACCTTCGAGTCGCCGGCCTTTGCGTCGGTCTGGCGGTCGGCGTGGTCACTTTAATTTCGGTCCTTCACGACCTCCGCAGAAAGCAAAAAGAGAACAAATGAGAAACTGGAAAACAACGACCATCGGCATCCTGACCATCATCATCGCCTTGGCGACCGGAGCGAAGGAATACCTCGCCACGGACGCGCTGCCCGACCTCGGACTCATCGT